TTATTTGATCGTTGTACAGTAAATCCAAAGAGTTCAGCCATAATATCTCCTACTAGTTATGGCTATTTAGTAGGTTTAAATTATTAAATTATTAAATATTTGAAGCTTCAAAATGTTGATATCTCCAAGTCACTTCAAACTCTTCAATTGCATCTGTTGTATCATAACTTAATGCAATTGAACCAACAGTTGTTGGCCAAGCGCTTCTAAAAATATAACTCTTTAAAATTACATCATCTCTATCTAACTGTTCTACCGCTAAATCAGTTTGATAAGAAGCAGGGTCCACTATTCCAGTGTTATCTGCAAGATCGTTTATGCCGTTAGACCATCTCTCCATCGCATTACGAATCATAAAATCTGTGTCGTTGATAAAGGTTGTTGACCAAGTTTCACCAAAGGTTCTATCACCCGCGATAAAAATTTGTCTTCCACGAAAGGAAACTGGAATCTCTCCTACAGTCATAGCAGGGAGCGATGAACTTTTTACCAAGAAAGATGTCTTACGAGAGAGCAACCCAGTTGCAATACCAGTAGGTGGATTAATTGTTACTCTAAATTGGTTAGCTCGTGCGCCGCCGCCAAGTAGATTTGCTTTAAAATCATCTATATTAGCCATGATTAACCTCCTACCTCGCTAAACGATACGCCAGTTCGTACCGCAATAAAGTTTAGTGTAATAAAATTAATTGAACGTGCTGGTTTGATGTAAATGTCACCAATAAATTCGTTACGATCAACAATTTCACCTGTGTTATTTGTCTCATCACACACAACCTTAAAATCGTAAATGCCGCGCCTTCCTTGTACATCTCGCAAGAAAGGTTCAACCATACTTCTAAATTGTGCCCGTGTAAACTCATCATTAAACTCAAAGAGTTGATACTTAGCAGCAGTTGCGATTGCTTTCTCAAGAACTAAGAACAACCTACGCACGTTAATACGATCAAATGCACTTGGTTTCGCAAGAGCAGTTTTATCACCAAAGAGTGTTACGCCTTGGCCAGGGAAGTTGACTACAGGGTTAACCCTTGCCATATAAAGAATGTCTCTGGCTGCCTTATCTGGATTGAAGGACAATTTAATCGCACCACGAACAATACCTCTGGAATAACCAGCTGGAGAATACCAAGGATCAGCAACACCATCTGTATATGCACAAAGACCAGCAGTATCACCGCATAATGGAACATGCCGATATACGTCATTGTATTTGTCATACATGTATTTGTATGCACTGTCGTAAACCATGTAAGACGAAGAAGGGCAAAGATCAAATGCAACTTTTACATTGTTGACTGCCCTGGCCGCTGTTGCTGAAGAGGTTGCAACACCAACTGTCGCAGAACGATATGGAGAAACAAATCCCACACAATCCTTACGAGTTTCAACAAGGTCTGTAATCATTGTTACATGAGTGTCTTGAGTGGTTTTTGTATCACCAGCTCCACCACCTTTACCGCCAATTATTAGATTAACGTCATGTAACTCTGTATCGGCAAACTTGTCATATGCAAGTGTCAGTTCACCAGCAGTTACGGCAAGATCGTCCGTGCCACCTGAAAGTGAATCAATTGTTATTGGTATAACTGAAGTATAAGCAGTAGTTGTATCTGTACCCCAGTTTGAACCACCAGAAATATGATCCGTCCAGTAAATGTAGTTTGATTGTTTGAAAATCACATCTGGATAGTAATTGCTACTACCCTGAGCAGTCTTGGCCACTGAACTTTTTGACACAAATGGAAATGTTTCTAGAACACTAGAACTTCTCTGTCCAGCAACATCAGCATCGTATCCAGTGAGTTTACCCGTTGTATCATAAACAACAATATGCATTTCATCATTGGAACCACTGCGTGCCGTGACATCGGCTGAAGTTCCAGGCGCACCTAAAAACAGGTCGTAATATTTCCATCTCCGCTTTATATACGAATTATCTGCAATATCATTTTGCAAACCACCACTATTTGGGTCATCTTTTAGGCGAATTGTTAATACATTAGTTGATGTATTGATAGCTGTTACTTCATACTCATTAAATTCATCAACTGCCACCAAGCACGAAGTATCTGAATAGAAAGAAATCATATCTCCTACATTAAATGCATTGCCCGATAAATCTGCATCATCAACCGTGATTGTCGTAGCGGCGGCCGAGGCAGCGCCGTCGGTTAACTGATTTGTCGTATCGAGGATTTGCTCGTATCCTGATGCAGTAGAACAAATTTGAACACCAATATTGTTGCCCCAAGTACCAGCAGAACGTGCAGCCCACTCGCCATGCGAACCCTGTCCTGTTGAGAAACTTGCAAGATAGTGGTCATCATCACGAATGAGAATACCACTGTCTGCGCCGGCATTAAGCGTGCCGGATTCGCAACGAACTACTTTAAGATGGTCTGAATACTGCAAGAAATTTGCTGCAGCAAACCAAGTTTCAAATTGATTGCTGGTTGTCAGAGGTTTACCAAAAACTGCAAGCAATCCCTCTTCTGAACTGATTGAAGTCACACTAGATATTGGCCCCTTTTCAAAAGGTCCAGCAATTGCACCAATAGTAGTTTGTACGGATGGAACTACATTTGTTAAATCAATCTCTTTAACATGTACGCCAGGCGAAACTAAAAATCCCATGTTCTTACTCCTCTTGTTATTGTAGTAATATTTATAAAAAACCAATTTGCAAATATGATTTTTATAAGTGTCGAATTGTATAAATAAAAATGTAGATCACGGGTATACAGCCCTATCTACTCTAACGCTTATGGCGAATGGGGTATTGTTGAAAAAATACTTAGATTCCAAAACTTAAAAACTATGTCCGATAAAGAAATATCAAAAGAACCAAAAAAAATTAAAAAATCAAATGGGGGAAATGCCCATTATGAAAAATATAAAGAAACGATCAAAAGAGTATCTAGACGTAATTATCGTAAAAGAATTACTTTATTAAATGAAATCTTAAACAATAAATCTTGTGTACATTGTGGCGAAAGCGAAACAATGTGCCTAAAATTCTATCCTCATGACTTAAAAATTCGTAGAATCACAAAAAATGTTGGCACTAATGATAAGAGCAGGCAAGAAGTTTTCCACCTAATAAACGAATCAAAAGTTCTTTGTTTAAATTGTTATATAAAAGCAAACAATGATTTAATCGAATTTATTTAGGTTTTCACCAAATTGAACTACATTATGAAACAATACATTTAAAAACAACAATAATTCTTAAATCATAACAGTGTCGAGAAATTGGAGCTGCGCCATGTGGATGAACTCCTCCGTGAAAAGCAACCATTCGATTTCCTTTATATTTGGTTTGCCCCTCTATCTCCAAAGTATCCTTATTGTAAATAATTGTTCCACCACCCCACTCTGCTTTCCAATCAAGTCTTGGATAAAAAACAAAAGTATATCTTTGCTCTGGTGGGATAGGTGAGTCCGAATCATCATAATGAAGATGGGTTTCTAAACCAAAAGTTTGGCCATTACAATAAATTCTCTCATATTCACTAATACCATATTTGGATTTAAAATCTAATGTGTTCTTTGCAAATTCAAAAATATTATCAGCCCATTCATATCCCCCAGCAACACATTCTTCTTTATTGTGTCCCAAAAGAGCATGCCAATGTAAATTTGGTTTTCCTGCTGCTGAAATATAATCATATTCCCATTTTAATTTTCTAACTTCATCATTAATTAATATCGCATTATGTTCTTCTAGTACATTATCATAAACATCAATTTTCATTTTCATTTCACCTTTCATCGCTGTTGTTAATTTCAATATTATTTTACCAATTTGAGCTATGGTCCCTTACTATAGGACTCCATCTTGTTCCATACTCATCTACAATTTCTCCAATATTTTCATCTTCTAATCCTGTAACAACAAATCCAAATGGAGCCATATCCTGTTCTAATGCATCTTGTTGTTCTTTCATCATAGTGCTTCTAATATCCATATCGGTTAATTCTTTAAAATAGGTCTGATCACTAGTCCATGCAAACATGAATAAACAAGCAACCAAATCATCAGTGCAACCATCATCTGCTTGAAATGAACTCCCTTTAACAATAAAGGTAGATAACTCACTAATAATATCTAAATCTTCTATGATAAGTTTATCATCCTCAATCATTTGTTTAAGGTTGGAACATCCTATTTTCTTTACCGCCTTTGTTGTTCTTACTCCCAATTGTGCGCGGCCGCCAGAGAATCCTCCACCAAGAATTTGTCCGGCTCTTCCTCGCATAGAAGCCATGATAAGATTATCGTATTCCAAATCAAATTGCATAGTTGTAGCAACCTGTTCACCTATATCATTTACCTCAATCAATACAAACGCTTTGTTATATGCCTGAGCAACATCATGGATTTTACTGGGAAACAATAATGGTTTAATTTCATTATCTCTAAACTTCGCAACAATTCTGTATGGCATCTCTGATATATCAAATACTATAAAAGCAGAATAATCATTTTTCGTTCCGCGAGAAACATCAGCATTTAACATATAAGTTCGGCCTTGTTGTGGTTTCTCATATAGGTCAAGGCCTGCATTAGATTGTCTTGGGTTTTTATAAGCCATTGTTCTCAGTTTCTGTGGAGAAATCAATGTATCAATAGAACCAAGAAACTCACATTCAAACTCTGTGTTAAATTGCGATTGAGAAGTATTTTTTATAGTTTCTATTTTCCACTCCTCATCACGGCCAGGAATTTCGCTCCAATGAACTTCAATTGGAACATAAGAGTTCCTTTTATTTTCTGCATCAGACCATAACTTGTAGAACATATTCATACCATGCGGCGTAGAAACAATCACCACTTTAGTTGTCTTACCAGAACTTATTGTAGGATAAACTGAACTGAAGAACTGTTCTGCAACATTAGCAGGAACATAAGCAAACTCATCAAGAAAAATAATGTTATAAGAACCACCACGAACTGCACTAGCAGAAGTAGAGCTCGCAAGAATCTTTGAACCATTTTCTAATTCTAAATTGCCCTTATTCCATGTCATAACACCCTGTTGTAACCATTTTGGAAGATTTTCATATGCAAGCTGTAATCTGCCCAACAAATCTCTTGCTACTGCGGCCTTGTTTGCAAGAATAGCTACGCTTACACTTGGGTTAAAAAGAATATAATGCAGCAAATACGCGATGAT